GTTTCCCAGTCACGATCAGGAAGGCCAAAAAACTTGTGTGATATCTGAATAGGTGTAAGGCTAATGAATGGCATATTGTCGATTTCATCGTTAGCCATTATTGTGCTACCTACTGTGCATACTTTGCGTAATTCTGCAATACCATCACCATCAAAGTCAGTGCGAATAAACGACTCATAAAGCCAATACTCTTGCATAGACTCTTCAGGCGCTGCATTTTGTGATGTATTGAAAAAGTCCTGCGTGTGATCAAAAGCATATCTAGCATTTTGCTCATCGTTCCACATAGGGCTTCCAGTATCTCCACCCTTCAGGTCTTCAACATCTATATCAGGATACATCTGCCTAAGTTCTGATAAAGTTTTTCTTACACGATGACAAATAAACCTTGCATCTTCTATGGTTTTTGCTTCACGGTTAATAAGAAACTCTTCAGGTGGTACGTTTTCGATGCATACTTTACCGTTGTACTGTGATCTCTTTACGATAACATCATGGTAAAAGTTTCCATCTTCACCGCCATACTCATCATGCTCTACGACCTCTACTGAGTCATCAGACATTAAGGCTTCAAACTCTAGGTCATTAAGGTTCTTGTATTCTTCACGAACATACTCATCGTACTCATCCCACCACACTTTGATGATGCCGTTCTTTTGTAAAAGTGCGTCAGTAAACCACTGGTACATTATCTCCCAACCATTATGTTGGTTCTGTAGCACATAGTTTACATAGTCTGTGGCTTGGGCAGCCATGTCAACCTCACCCGGATTATTAGGCTCAAATTTAACCAGTTCGTCACCAGATGCAAACACACGCATGAGCGATGGTTTAATCCACTCAACAGTATCTTGTACTGTGCTGTCTACATACTGGCTTCTCCCTTCGATCTCATTACCCAAAGGAAGAGCATAGTAATAACGCATGGCTTCACGACGTTGTTCAGAAACGTCATCGCCATACCCTACAGCCTCATTGATTTCTCCATCAATTCGACTTACAATTTCATCTTCTGTTACTGGATCACTCATACAATTCCTAGTTCCTGATATTCTAAAGGTTTATCGAAGTTAAAGTTCCACGTGTCACCAGAACCCGGCACTCCAAATCTTCTACTCATAAAGCAGTATCTTAATGCTGACATACTGTCATCTCTTACTGCTACAATCTTTCCGTCTTTTCTGTGGTACTGTCTGTACTCTTGCAGAACATGAGATAAGTTTTCAAATATCTTAAACCTACCTTCTTCCATCCAAACTACCATTTGCTGAATACCTTCCTCCACACTGTTAGAGCCTTTCTTCTGCCCCAACGCAGCGGGATTGGAGAAATGCTCAAGTAAAAAATTGCAGCCAAGAGTCCGATACTGATCCGCCAACCCCGGATTACCAATGCTATCACGACGATTACCATCGTGGGGATAAGCAATAGGAATGAAAGCAGGACGGCGCATAATCTCAATAGAATGTTCCGCAGGGCTACGCTTGTTAGCATTATATGCATCATAAACATAGAACGTGTCTTCACTCTCATCATACGCTCCCCATATAACAGCAGTATCATGGTCCCAACCAAAATCTATTCCTGCTATTCTGTCCCAATCCTCTGGTATATCAAAAGGATCACACATTATTTTTTCTTCAGGTATTGGAAATACCAAACCTGACCCAATCGTAGGCTTGCCAAACTTACGCATCTCCCTCTCATGGGGTGAATACGCAGATAGAATCTGCCTCATCGTATCGTCATCAAGATGTCCGGGTTTACCCCGTAACGTCCTCACGTGTTCACTAGCGTCATCCCATGTAGCGTTCGTCAGGGACTGCCCCCTCTGAATGTTATTCATGAATGCGCTTACAGTCTCTGTCATGCCCTTCTCAGGGGTAAACGTCAGGTACACCATACCCTTACGGTCTAACGTACGTGTCACAGCCTGTGAGTACAACGATCTATCTGGCTCTTCGTCTAACCATATGCAGTCAACAGAGCGCCCCATCCACTTTTCTACACCAGACTCATACGACTTAAAGTGTACCGTAGAGTTATCTCCGCTTGTGTGCTTTACCAATGCTAATGATTTAGCGTTAGGTACACCGGGCTTTCGCTCAGTGCTTACTATACAATCTCTGGGTATTGCTCCTGTCCCATATGCGTCAGGGTCTTCAGGCGCCCCCAGTAGTTCTGCTTGGCAGATGTCTCTGGTTGATTCGTTGGATACACCACCCACCCATGCGGTGATAGCCTTGTAGTATCTTTTACCTTCCCACCAGTCAGGATATAGTCCTGTCAGGTGCATTGCTAACTCAGCAGCACCAGAGTAGGACTTACCTATTCGGTTGGCGCACATTAAAAGTCTTTGATTGTTCTCAAATCCTGTCTTATGAAACTGCTGTTGAAATGGATATGGGTCGTAGAAATGAATCCTACTGTACTTCTGCCTCTTGTAGAGTTCCTTAGCGGTTGCTATGGCTTGTTCTAACTGTTCTTTATTTTTCATTTATCCCTTGCGTTTTTTGCTCTTAGGAATTCCTTTGTTTAATTCTGATACAATTCTTTTGGTGTTCATTGACATTTCAAGAGGTATACTTTTAACTGGAGCAGGTTTGCGTTTTTTAAAATACTGGTTTGTTTTCTTTGGCGTACCCTTTGGTGTTGGACTATTGTTCTCACCAAGACGGCTTCTAAATGATGACATTCTTACCTCCTATTGTAAAAGTGAAGTTACTTCTTTGAATTCTTTTTCCAGTTCCTCTGTGGTTTTCTCTTCGATACTGGTTACAGTCTGTTCTATCTTGTCCACTGGTTTAAAGCCACCACGATCAAGCAGGTCTTTAACTGCATTAAGGCGTACAGCCTCAGACTCAGCACTCTGTACCATAGTGATCAACTGATTGATTGCAAGGGGTATGCTATCCTGAAGCATACGCTTCTGACGCTCCTCTATAAGATTCTTAAATTTGTTCTTGAGTTCGTATCCACGTTGCTTCGGACTTCCATACCCTGCAATTTCTGCTGCCTTGGCTGCACTACCAGTTAGTAGAAACATCTCTACAAACTTTTCCTGTTGTGCGTTATTCGTTTTCATAAGTGCCATATGCTATTCCTGATCCTAGTATTCCCACGGGGACAGCCCTTCTTCCCGCATATCTTCCGTAATTAACTTTAACTGGCGCTGTGATTTCATCTACAGCAGACCTTTGCGCTGCGGTCATTGGGTCTACTAATGTTTCCTTTTTCTTTTTGGTAGTATTTTTTAATTCTTCTTTCTTGTCTTTAGCCCTATTCTTAGCCTGTTGATCTGCTGCTTTTTTATCGTAGAACTTTCCTTTTGATTTCTTATCTGTCACATTTGCATATGCAGTTTCAACTTCAGACTTTTCTGTTGCTGACATTCTACGCCTTTTAACTTTACGTGTACTAGCAAAGTTATCTACAGTCCAAGGTGGTAATACTGTTATAGCCCTATCAAAGCCCGGCGGGACAATACCAAACATATCATGCTCATCCGATACAAAGAAGGTCATCTTCCTATCGTTATCTATATACATGATAGCATTGGTGCCACCCTCAACATATCCCGATTTCATCTCAGGACTAAACTGAACAAATACTCCACCATCATCAGATTTCTTAATACTATACTTTGGACCTTCTACCTTTCTGAGCATTGCAAGCAACTCTTCAGTATCATCAAAATCTCTGCCGTTAGCAACCATAGCATCCTTGAGTTGATTATATGCTGCGCTTGAGATTATATCCCTGTCATGAACTCCTGTAGATTTAGGTCCACGCATTTTCTTAATCGCCATTAATGATCCAGTTTCATTAACAGTCTTACCTTTCTTTAACCCCTTAATCTCTGGTGTTTTCCAAGTGTCTCCAATTAAATCAAAAGCATCACTCATAACTTCGTCGCTTATGTGCGAAGAGTTGGCAGGCTTTGGCATATCTAAAAATGCTTGTCTATCCCAACTATCCTCTATGCTATGATAAACCTCATCCATGTATTTCTCTGCTGCGGGAGCAGGATTACCAGACTGCCTAGCAATTAAACCATTGTAAACTATCTGTCCATGATCTTCTTTTCTTGAATGCTTTAACTTCGCTAACTGCTCATCAGATATAGCCCCAGTAGAGTCAAACTCCTCAAACAATTCTTCCCTGAATTTTCTGTTACGCTCTACAACTTCTGTTGTCTTATTGCTTATACCTTTCTCAGCAAATCTTGTGCTTGCCTCTGGGCTTACATATTGTTTAGCAGCACTGATTAAACCCTGCTGTGCTGCATCCGCTACTCCCGCTGCCCGATCGTGACTGGGAAAC